CCGCCAGTCTTGGCGACAATATCGCGCTGCCAGGTTACGCTGGTCAGCGGTTCGCGCAGCTTAGGATCAACCTTTTCGAGTTCGCCTGTAATGTACGCCATGCCAGAGCTGGCAGCAGCATCCCATGCAGAGCCGCGGAATCTTTTACGACCACCATTCTGCATGGCCAAATTACCCAGATTACGCATACCAGCGTCCGGGCTATAAAAGCCAAATTTTCCAGTTGCCATATTATTTATACCTCCTTATATTACGCAGAAGCACGAGTCAGCAGAGTAACTTCGCAGACACGATTCGCATCCATTGCGCCGCTAGTCCAGCGCATATTCGGAATTTCAATGGTGTTAGTGCTGTCAGCTGCAGCTTCAAAGCCGCCAACAACGCCGTTAGCGATAGAAGTATTAGCTTTAACGCGCACATAAACTTTACCGTTAGCTTTCGGAGTGCCAACATTACATACAACAGTAGCAGCGCCGCGTTCCAGGACAGACATATACTGACCGGGCTGATACTCGGTTTTATTTTGCTCTGCATAAGAAACTGACTGCTTAACAACACGCAGCGCAATGCCAGCGACATTAGCAGCGGTAGTTGCAGCACCTACAGCTTCATAAGTGTTGTCATCTTTAATGCAGACGGCAGCACCAAATGGGATAGCTTCGCTTTCCTCGTTTAACAGACGGCTGGCCACGATATCGTCCGGAGTGCGGGCGTAGTTACCGGGATAGCCAAAATTCATAGAGATACCAATTGCTTTACCACTCATATCATTTTGCCTCCTTAGCGATTTTTATAATGGGGATTATATTTTTTTGCAATTTCACGTCCCAGATCGTAATCATCAGGCTGGCTGTCTTTCGCAGCGTTACGACGACGCATCTGCATCAGCTCGCCATATTGAGCATCCTGCTGCATAGAGCCTTTGATGAGGATAGCCAGAGAGTCGGCCGCACGTTTGCGCTGTGCCTCATTTGGAATGGCTGCTACTGCAGGCTTCAAATTTTTGATTAAAGCCATAGCTGCATCACGTGCTTCTTTGGCGTTGGGAGCACATTCACCCTCAACATCTTCTTCCGGCGCTGCATCCTGCGCATTAATATCTTCAGGCGGTTCGATTACATCGTCCTCGTCACCAGCAGGAGCAGGAGCAGCAGCAGGTGCTTTGTTTTGGAGCTCTTCCTCCAGAGCATCAAGAGCGTCCTTTTTAGGTTCAGCAGCAGGCTGCGCAGGATTCAGCTTAGAGCTGATAGCTTCCAGCGCGTCCTCAATTTTCTTGAAACGCGCCTCAGTAGCCTCATCCATTGCTGCAGGTTTATTTTCAGGCTGCGGCATAGCAGCAGGCGCAGGTGTTGCTGGAGCTGCCGGAGCTGCTGGAGCAGCAGGCGCAGGCTGAGGACGCGGTTCAGCGTCAGAGCTACCTGCAAGCTTTGCAGCAGCCTCCATGTCCTCCGGTGTAGTAGATTCGTCGCGAGCCAGCGCTCGCAGGATACGTCCAATCAAAGATTTAGACATTTTTTTACCTCCTTTTTCATCGTCGGCAGTGTCACGGATAGCAACCTTGTGCCCCGCCCTGCCTCTATCAACAACTGCTACATGGTTACCGCGGATTTCCAGCTGGTCATAGCTGGAGTCACTCGTCGGATTCCACAAGCAGTCATAACCGCAAGATATCTCGCGTTTGCCGGCCTCAATCTTATTGATAAGGTCAGCGTCATAAATAACTAAATCAGCAACCAGGCAATTACTCAAGTCGCCATCGCCCCGACGCACATCACGGCACACGCCTTTCATGTACCGCCCATAATTATCAGGGGTTACATCTTCCTCCGGATGCTCATCGCATACAGGCTTCCCCTCAAAACTTGCCACGGCAGCACGGTCAAAGACTTCAGCTTCAGGGCGCTGGACATTATAAATGCCATCAGCGACCGGACCGCCGAACTCGCAGCCTCGATACTGCTGTGTACCTGTACGAGCAATCGGAACATCCTTGCAGATCAGGAAGCCTTCCGGCGTTTTGAGGATGTGGTCGGAGATTCGTGAGCCAAAATATGCCTTGCTCATAGCTCACCTCCAGGTAATAATTTCTTAAATTGTTTTATGCCCATGCGCTCGATTTTACCGTTGCGGTACACCTTTGCAGGCCACGCCACCTGGTCAAACCTGATAAGCGGTTCAGGATAACAGCGGCAATTATAAATGTTTCCCGCATGGTAGTACCCTTGCGACTTCTCATGGTTGAGTAACTCCGGCGCCGGAGCTTCGTTCCAAGGAATAATCACGCCATCCATATGAGCAGAACGGACACGAGAGTCCTCGCTTGTACGCCAGACGTACCAATCAAGCCCTGCCTCAGCAGCACGCACCTGCGTCAGAGCAGTGCTGGCTTTAGAGGTTTCCGTGCGTGCGATGAGCCTTGCATGAGCTTCGGTCATGTGCGGGTACTCCTTGAGGATATCGTCTATCATCGCCTCCGGTCGCAAGCCTTGCTCATAACCTTTAGCAACCTTATGAGCCACCCTGTCAGCCAGCGTGAGCGGCATAGAGCGGATTAATTCAGCGTTGCGACTGATTATACCCTCGTACACTTTCGCGACGCGTGGTGAGGCAAGCTCGCGCTGTAGAGCGGTGCGGATGATTCGCCCCTTACTGCCCTCAGCTGCTGCAGCACGCCACGTCTTATGCCCATTGCGGAACAGATGCGTGGCCATCAAGCGTGCGATTTGGTCGCAGGCTTGGATAAAAGTCGGAGAACGTGCCAGCCGACGCATTATGTCAGCAATAAAAAAAGGACTGGCAACGTGAGATAACTCACGCTTCAGTCCTTGCATCAGGCGGTCAATGGCGCTGGCATAAGAACGCTCAATGACTCGCGGCATTTTAAATTTTTTCATGTTATTACTCCAACAAAAAAAGCGCAGCTAGAAAACTTCTAACTACGCTTAAGGAATTAATTCCTTGATACCCTTGGCGGCACGATATGCCCTTTTCATCAGGCTGTTTTCTTCGAGATACTCAAGACCTTTTAATGTTAATCTCAGACGACCGATGCTCATCATAACATCACCAGCTGCGCTTTCATCGAAAGCAATTCCGGTAATGTACCCAGCCTGCGAAAGCATACGCAATAGCTCGCGCCTTCTCGGGTCGGATACGTTCAGTCGCTCTGCTGAAATCAGCCTGCAGTCAAACTCGTCATAGTCCATCGACGCTTTGAGTGCGGCAAGGATTTTGTAGATTGTGTTAAAATCGCCCATAGGAAACACCTAGTTCTTGCCACATTTTGCACAAGTTGCAATTGCGGCATTCCAATCGGTGATTTCAGGACACAAATCCTTTTTGTACTCACCATAGCCACAGTGAACAATGTCGTAGCAATGTCCATCGTATATTTCTTTTTTCAAAATTGGGCAATATACCATCATTTCATTTTCTGCATCCATTCTTTAATCACCTCGATTTTTTTTAATTGCCTAGGGTCGTATTTCCATCTTGGATAAACTGTAGATAATCTACCGTTCTCAATCACAACAGATGAGCCGTCATCAGATATAAACAAATACTTGTCACTTGATTGCTTAAACATAATAAAAGCATTGTCGACGAAAGACTGCGCTTCATCTAACGTAACTCCACGACTTTTTAGCTGTTCCGTACCATGAATGCCCGGGTCGACAATTTGAATTCTTACCGGCTCCATAGCTTCATCACGCGGAGAAGCAAGTCCTAAACTTTGCAACTGCCTAGTCAATTCAGGGTACTTCTTCGCTTTTGCTAATTTAATCTTAACATCTTCGACGCTAGAATTCAAGTCGCTATTTCCGCCAGCAGACGAAAACTTTCCATCTTTATCCCTTGGATGCTCCGATTCCTCCCACTCCGAATCCCCTACTCCTTGCCTGACGGGAGCACGTGCCTGCTGTAGTGATTCTTCGCTGCCAACAGCACCAGCAGCCTCGCCACCGCCCATGTCGCCAAACATACCACCCATCTCGCCAGGCGGCTCCACGGAGTCGGACGCACGCTCGATGTCCTCATCGGTAATGTTGGTCCAGACACCGGTGCGCTCGCTCTGCTGCTTCAGCTCCTTCAGGGCAGTGCGCTGAGAGATAAGCCCGGCATTGTAAGCAGCTACAACGTTATCTGTGCCACACTTGGCAAGGTCGGCGCGCTCTTTGTCCGTAGGTTCTGCAACCGGATCAAATTCAAAGTCAAAGTCGTCCGGCAGGCTGCCTAGCGTCGAGATAATGAACGGCGGGAGCACTTTGTTCAGGATAGGCCGCAGATAAGACTCCTGCTTCTCGGCTATCATGTCATAGTAGTTCTGCAGGTCACTCTCGCCCGTAGCATTAAGGCCAGAGGGAGAGCGTCCAAACAGCCGCGTCACTGGAATTTCAGCAGCGCCGCTGATGTCCATAATAAACTGCTGATAGCAATCAGCAAGACCGCCGAAAGTATACTGATGTGTTTCCAGACCATCTGCAGCATCCATAACCTGCATGCCCATATTGTTCAGCAGCATGTTCTGCGCTTCCAGCGTTCGCAGCAGCTCAGCCTGCGACTCGTTGTCCGTTGCCGCCAGAAGCTGACCTAAGTCCTGCATTTTAAGCACGCGGATATTCGCCATGAAGGTCAACTGCGCAATGTTCCAGCTCACATTGTCACGCTTACGCAGCTCATCAAAAATTGACTCAACGACAGAAGCTCCCCACTGCATCTCTGCGATTTCCTCCCAGAACGGAAGCGTATTGCCAGTGAAGCGAATTACCCTGCTATGATGAATATTTACAGAGCCACCACCGGCAGGATCAGTCACAGTGTAATATTTCGGATAACCATAATCAGGATCACTAATATCTTCGATGAGTTCGCTGGATGGGTTAACTCCGTTCCACCGGTCGAAAATGAGCAGCCCTGCGAAATCGCCTGGCATTATCCAGTCAAGCTGCAGCGCCTGACTAAGGTCGTAGCCTTGGTGCTTGACCAGCATCACGCCTAACGCACCACCATAGAGCCTGCCCCACTGCATGCCGCGCTTCAGCTTATCTATGAGCTGAGTGCGGCGTAGAGTAAGACTGAGCCGCTTCTCTACATCGGGGTCCAGGCCGCTGGTAATCGTTATCCAGTTTTTGAGCATGTCCGCCGGGATAACGTCGATGATGCGACGGACAATCCAGCTCTCGCGATAGAGAGCATTTAAAGTATTAAAATCACGCGACATGCGCTGCAGACTGTACTCCGTGCCTTCCAGCAGGTTCGGAGTGCCTGCTCCCAAGCGAGCCAGCACGTTGCTAAAGGCGTCGAGTGCCCTGCTGCGTATTGGCTGCGGCTCAGGAGCTTTGTCCAGGGCGCGCCTGCGTTTTCTTTTAGACATTTGCTATCCTCCTTGGCCTGATGACTGTTGATACATAGTAGCGCACCGCATCAGGCGCATGGTCAGCTACTTTAATAGGTTTCTCCTTGCCGGACTGCTGCAGAGCCTTGTCGTCCCAACAATAGGACTGCATCTCCTTCAGCGTGTGCACTAAACCACAATAAAAATGGATGCGGCGACGGGTTAGCAGCGTGTTTACCTTGCGGATGCCCTCAATGACATCATTGTCAGCGTTGATTGTTTCCACCGTCTCCTTCGCACGCAAGCCACGGTTTCGCAGCTCAATTTTAAAGCTTGCTGCAGATGGATCAATAACCACATTTGTCGGCCACAGCTCCACGCCACGGACGAACTCAAGCAGGTCGTCGGCGTATTGGCTGTTGTCCTTCTCCTTTTCCTCGGCGCGGCTGTCCCAATAATACTCGCGGATGAACCACAGGTCGCGCCCATCATCAAGCACGTCCAGATACACCATCGGGTTCACGGTGCCATAGTCAATCGTAATGGAGCGGCGCATGATGTGCAGATTTTTAAGCAGATACTCCAGCTGATCATCACCAAAGAGCAGCTCATCACTCCACGCATCACGGTAGATAGCGCCCTGCGCCATTACCCACTCGCCTAAAATGAAGCGGCGATAGAACACACCGGAATACATCGTCCGGTAACGTTCACGCACCTCGTCGGATAGCGACGGATTGTCGTCCATCAAGAAGTGGATATGCAGCAAGCGCTTCTCGTCGCACTTCTCGATCCAGCGCAGCAGGAACCAATGCATCGGGCTGTCCGGGTTACAGTTAAACCACAGCTTAGCGCCCGGAACAGAGCAGCGGCCGGATGCCTGGTTGACGAATGACTCCGGCATGAGCGCGACCTCATCGCAAAACAGACCAGCCAAAGTAATACCTTGAATAAGGTCCTGCGAGGATTCGTCACGACCACCGAACACGTAGAAGTAATTCAGCTTCATCGTACTGCCTTGCTTGCGAGCTATCACGATAAGGTTCTCCGTGCGTGATTCTTCCACCTGATAGCCACGCACCAGCAATACAGGCTTGAGCCATTTCCAGACGTTACGCCGGAAGCTGCCTACGGTTTTACCGCACATAGCAAAGTTCTGGCCATCGTAGCTGTCCATAGCCCAAATGACAAAAGAGACGGCCATCGCTACCGTTTTACCAGCACGGATGGAGCCGTCAGCTATGATGCCATTGTAATCGTGGTAGGGAGAATCTTCACACCACCACGTCAAGATTTGCATTTGTTTTTTACTGAACTCATAGAACTTGATAACAGGTTTGATAATACTACGCAGCCTGCCAACGATGCCCATTATTTCCACACATCCTTTGCACTGCGTTTGATTGCGTCGGTAAAGCCATCATCCTCATATTGAATCTGTCCGCCAGACTCTTTAGGATTCATTCCCATGGTGTCACGATATACTTCAAACGCCTTAACATTCCCCCGCTTAGCCTTTGCTTTAAGTGCTTCAAGCATATCCAGGCGCTCTTTATCACTGGTAAAGTCTTCGTCAAGCTCACGGAAGGTACGGAGTTTGCGACGCTTCTCCACGGATTTTTGAGCAGCTATCCTCGCTCTTTCCTCGTTAAATGGTTTTCCTTTCACCAAATTAGCTCTGCTATTTGGATTATCCCCTTTAGGCATTCATATACACCACCTCTATTCTTATAAAATAAAAAAGCGTAACTAGAAAAAATCCAGCTACGCAAAATTCAAAATATGTTATTATTAAAAATACAGAACCGAGGTGATTTAATGTCCACAAGATATGTCAGCATACACACAGTCACCTGCAAGCACAACGGCTTTGAAATTCCATTTTACATTTACTACGATACAGAAACAAAACAAATTATCAATACAAAATGTGGCATGCTTACTGAGCCTGAGTTTTCAGGAATGCATTGTCCTCAACAAGATTATCTGCTGGTTTCAGCTTGGCAGCCTCTGCAGAAACTATCTGAGTAGGATAATCAGGTAAATCAACAAGCACCATCTCAAACCGGAAGTTCTTTAATTCAGAGAGAACGCCTTCCAGCGCCTGAGCTTGGTGCTTTGCTGTTTTTACAAGTCTTTCAAATTTGTCTAGGTTGTTAAACTTGTACGTCTTCATTGGCATCAGCCTCCTCTTTGCCACAATGTCAAGTGATGAATTCAAAATAGGTAAAAAAATACCCCTTCTCGTTATGAGAAGAGGTATTAAAT